TTATTTTGTGTAACGTATAATAATTATATGAGTATATTTGCATCATGGAAAAGGAAGATAAAAGAAGAGTTATACACGTAGAAATGAAAGCAACTGGTAAGCATAGGTATTTTGCTTCACCTGCTGCCATCTATGATGTATTTTCAAGTCAAGAACTCGGAATTGCCCGACAGTCACTTCTGAACTACTGGCAAAAAACAGAAGCCCCCTATGAGAATGCTGTTTGCATAATCAGAAAAGGGGAGTTAGAACGTAAAAAGAAAGGATAAATTTATGTTGAAGCTATCAGAGATAAGAAAAACGTATGAAGATTTAACAGGAAAGCTAAGTGACATTAATCGCCAATTATGCTTCGCAGGATTTGGTATTATATGGATTTTCAACAAAACTGGAAATGAAACAATAATACCAAGTGAATTATATGAGCCAGCTGTATGGCTAGTGATTTCGTTAGCTATTGATGTGATACAATATGTGTATTCATCTATAGCATGGGCTATTTATTATACCACAAAGCGAAAGAGGAATAAAAATGATGACAAAATAGAGGTTGACGAGCCTACAGGAATTAATTATCTTACATGGATTTTATTTTCTGCTAAGGTTATAACTATGTGTATCGGTTTTTATAAAATAGGATTTTTCTTAATTTCAAAATTATAATATTATGGCAAAAACAAACACCCCAAAACCGAGTACCCCAAAACCGAGTACCCCAAAATCTATTCCTTCACACGGAAATGGAGGTAAAATAACCGAAGTTAATGGTACTGGACCAAGAAGACCAAAAAAGTAAATTAAAAAGCCGGAGTTAAGTGCTCCGGCATATTAATTGATTAGCCCTTTAAATTTTAACCGATTTACGATTTCGGTGTAAAGATATTCTATATCTCCACTGAAATCCCCATAATTCTGGTACAGAAACACGACATCAGTACAATTGTCGGAAATTGTACTCTTGGACTGAACCCCCAATACTCTTGACATTTCTTCACGTAATCCGGCTGTCATTTTTCCACCGGCAAGCGAGCTTGGAGAAAACAAGTACAAGATGATGAAGATAAATTTTTTCCGCTGGGTCACACTGTCAATATTCGGTGGACATCCCCTCTCATTCAGTACCTCAACGAATATTTTGTAGATTTCATGGATAAGGCTTTTATCTTTCAAAATCGGGGAAGTTAAGATATTTTCTTCCTCTGAAAGTTCTGATTTTTCGATACGAATCTTTTTAAGACGAATTATTTTATTAAAATCCAGCTTCATAACACGATTATTTAAAAAGTAAATAGTATATTTGCATCATAATCGTGTAAGATTTGGGAGAATCAATGCTTGGTCGTGCTGGCAGATTCTCCCTTTCTATTTTAAAGGATCAATCATTTGTTCTCTGTCTTCCATTTTTCTTTTAAGATTACTGTATTCATCTTCAATACACTTGCTTATCTTAGCTGCATCTTCGTAACGTTCGGCTTTTATAAGTATTCTTCTTATCTCTTCAAGCTGATTGATGTATACGATGTCGTTACGATCCGTTACGTGCTGAATATAACTTTTGATGTCATTCAGCTTGACCTCCATGCGTCTGTGCCATTTGCCTATCAAAATTACAATGATGGCAACAGTTGTAGCATTTAGGATGAATAATGCGATTTTAAGTATTAATTCTGCAACTTCGCTTATTGGTATGGCTATTCCTCCTTTAGTCAACTAACACAAACTCGTAAGCAAATACAAACGGATTACTTTCCCATGTGCCTTTGCCGGAAACTTTATCTATCAAGAACGAAAAAGCTTGTTGAGCTACATCTGTTGATAAATATCCTCTTTTTGTATGAGGGGTATGATATCTCTTTATTCCATTATTATCAGTATACGCATGAATAATTCCTTCTTTCAAGCAATCTTCATCTGATATATCCTGTAGGCGTTCTACTTTTACATTGGTTATCTTTATGTGATGTTTACAAGCATATGACTTAACGAACATCTTGTTATTCCATCCTGCGGAATTCTTCATGAGGCCACGAATGCTTAAATCTTTCGGATGCCTGTCTAGTGAGTCTGGGGAATAGCCTAAATCCCTATAGCTTTGTGCAATGGCAACAACTTCGCCAACCTTGTAAAGGGGATTATTCCATCCTGTAAAATCTCCATCTTTATTTTTCCACCCAAATGCACCAAATAAAGGAGATACTAGGTTCCCTTCGTTATCATAATCTTTAGATCCAAAAACGGGAAATACAATATCCCAACTTTCATCAGGTCTATCGTATTTACAAATCCTTCTCGTCATAGTCTTCCGACCTTCCAATACGGCTTGGGTTAAGCCAAGTTTATCATTGAACATTATTTTCTTCATGATTATTCCTCCTTGATTAATTCAGGATTATCGTAGATGTTGCCTACAATCTCTTCCATTACATTATAGTTACAGAATGGCAATAATTCTCCACTATACTCTCCGATATATCCAAAACATCCGTCTTTTACACCTACTTTATTATAGATTTTTACGCCTTCATCTTCACCCATTAACAATATATCCCCTTCGTAAATTTCCTTACCGTTCTTGTCAAGTAATCCGGTGAACTGACCTACGGTTTCGGGAATGACCTTACTTCTATTAAACATTTCAGTAGCTTCGCATCCATATTGGGAAAGTTTATTGCTAAAAATAGCCATTTCACCACTTTCGTACTGAATCAAGTCACTAAATATCCATTCGTTATTATATAAGTTTTTTCCTCTGAATTTTATTGTACGATTCATTTTATTCCTCCTTCTTTACCAATTCAACTTCTGTCGGCTCTTCATCTTCCCATTTTACTTCGGGGAATAAAGAAGAGTCTAGCTTATAGAAATCATGGGGATTGTCACTACATAATTGCCAACTTTCCGAATACTTCACGGGTTGCTTCTTATAAAGGCATAAATCCCCGTCTTTGTCTCTTGCTACATACATATTAGTCTCCTTTCTCTTTAATCCGTTCTAGTACATCTCTGTTGGCTTCCAGTATTTCATCGAAAGATGGTATTGGCATCCAATGTGTGACTCCGCTATCAAAAGTACCCAATGTTACATCTGAATAAAATAGTCCTGCACAATAGAATAAAGCACGATATGGATTGCGACCGCCTGCCACAAATACCCATCCGCTTTCTTTCGGCAACCTATCTTCTACACTTATCCACGGGGATTGCTTTGCATGCCATTCTGCACCTTGAATGAAATTCATTTCTCCAAATTGTGCTAGATATTTGCCCGACAAAGTTCTATCAACAGTTCTGTGATTAAACAAGATATTTTCTCTTGCTGCTGCTTCTAATTTCTGTTTCATACTACTCTGTTTTACGCAAATCCTTGATAATTCTTCAAGAACTTGCAAGGTTTTACTCTAATTGATTCGTACATACTTACCTGCGATATCGCAAGTTCTTAATATATCGGCATTATCTTCACCGAAAGCTATTAGGATACTGCCGCACCCGGGCGAGTCCCCACGAGTCCCATCCGGTCGAAAGAAGCGAATCCGGTTCCGTAGAAATTTCATAGCTGTTGCTTTTTCAAAGATGACATCTTGGAACATCTTTGAATCGCAACGATTGAAAAGTAATGCGATTCCGTTTCCATGCTCTGCCAGACGTTTAACGAACTGTTCAATAAGCGGACGGGAATAAGGAGGATTTAGCCAAACACGACCTACCCAATCTTTAGTTAATCCGTCATGGTTCTTGTTGTACATGATTTCTGCTGTTTGCCAAAGTGGGTTAACCGGAGCGCATGGATCTAAATCGAACTTTCCCAATGCGTCTATAATTTCTTTTGGCGTGTACCATTCATCGGTGGTATTAACCGATTTCTCAAAGGTTGTATTCATTGAAAATATTTTAATTAATTGTATCCATCAAGTGGTCCGCTATCGCATACACCACCAGGTAAAATAAGATGTTCACTCCTAGGAGAAGGAGGATGTTTAGGAGTATTCTCATAACTAATCCAGCTTCTCGTTACTTTCGAAAATATGAGCAAACGTACTTTTTTCATCTGATAGATCGAGTCCAAGTTGTGAAGGGTGACGTTTGATGTAATTATAAAATGCGAACATCTTTTTGTCATCGTCACCGCAGCGGTCTACCAACAGCCGGATGAAAGCCAGAAGACAATCGGAGTCGTTTCCGAAGTTTTCCTGTGTGGAGAACTGTGTTTTATCCACATCTTGTTTCAATTTCCGGATCGCGGCTATTGCTGTGTTGAAATTGCGTTTCGCATCGTGGCGTAATTCATAGCCTTGCTTTCCCATTTCGCTTCTCAAATCATAGAGAAGGGTTTCTACGACATCTGTCAACACATAGGTTAAGTTGAGAGTCGTATTAAGATTTGTTGTTCCTACTAACATGATTTTATTTATTTCTTATTTGGATAAATCCACGTTTTTCTGTCTCTCTAAGGAGTTCCATATCTTCTTCCTTGATATTACAAGGTGTTTCTCTGTTGACACTCATATAAGATGATATGCCGAATTTCTTTCGTATCTTTTCTATGACTTTCCATTCTTTGGTAGTCCAGCATATTGTAACATTCATTTTCTTAAACTTTTTCCTATGAATTTCACTCGTGTAGTAATGGAAACCAATCTATCCATAGTACGTTCCCCATACTTTTGGGAGATTTCATCAAGTGATAGATTAGTGGTCAATATCAAGAGTTTTCCTCGCTTTTCCGCTTCATCAACAATTTCACAGAAGGCAAGTCTTTTTTCTCCGAATTTCACGCTAAGATTCTCTGTGCCGACATCATCAATATAGATGATATGCTTTGCCTTCACAGCGTCTATATCAGCATTCATCTGTTGTGCATCATAACATGCTACAATCTTCCGGCAATAGTGATTGAGAAGCAAAGGGATAATCTTCCAGCATATAAGTGATTTCCCTCGTCCACAATTGCCATGGCATAAAAGTCCACGCCCGTTATTCCCAGAAAGCCATGTGGCTATTTCATCGTATTCCGGTAGCCATTCGGCATTTCCCGTGAAATAGTTCAACCCTTGCCAAAGGATATTCTTTGCATCTGGTATCGCTATGTTCACAAGATTGGGAACAGGGTTAAATCCAGTCTTCCTAAGATTGTCGATTGTTTTTTTAAAGTCTATTTGTTCCATCTTTCCTCCCATTTTCTTTCCTGTGGCGAATCGTATTTGTCAGGAGAGTTATCTTTGAGAACCACACCAATATCAGTAGTTGGCTTGGCCGGTATTTTTTCCCGATTTGCCCATGTTGCCAACCTTTTAGGAAGTTCCCAGGTCTTTTCAAGTTCATAGCGCATTTTAGTTTCTGATTTGTTCAGTTCAGACCAATAATCAAAGAAGGAGCGAATCATTTCCTTTTGATACTTACCGACAAAAGGTACAAGAGATTGATAAAAAGATTCTTTTCGAGAGAGAGTAGCGGCTTTAGCCGCGTTTTTCTTATCTCCGTAAGGAGATTCTTTAGTATTATCTTCTTCATCTTTCTTCTTATTATCGCCCTTAGCTTGCCCCATTTTTTCAACAACTGCCCTTAACTCCGCCCTTAATTCGCCCAAAGCATTATTTAACTCTCTGATTTCTTTATTGTTATCTATGTCCTTGTCTATGTCCTTGTCTATGCCCTTGGGTATGCCCTTGTAGGGGTTGTATTCATCATACTTGCATAAAGTTATCACAGTCATGCCTTGTTTGTTACAAGTCGTTATCATGCCTCTCTTTTTCAGTTTGGCAAGAAAATAGCGCACTTTCTTTTCAGACCATTGCCAACGCTTCATCAAAAACGATATAGATGCTGGATATTGACCTCTTGAATAAGAGATTTCCCGACCTCCGATGAGTTCGCTGTACGCCTTGTCGGTTGCCTCAAATCGTGCTGACTGAATCAAGTCAAGCCACGCTTCGCACTCCGAAAACTCACGGGCTACCTTCCACATTTCATTCGAGAAAAACCTGCGGCTTAGCCTCAAAAATCCTTCGTCCATAGTTAGAATCTCACGTTTGTTAATTGTCTTCCTTTAGAGCAAACTACCCATTTACCATTACCGCTATCAAACAACCGTAAATCAGAGACTTCGCCAAAACGTTTGATGTTACCGCATAAATCTACAATCCAGCCACATTCTTTGGAAGGGTGGGGGCGAATAGCCCGACCGACTATCTGATACCACATAGCAAGTGACATCGTAGGACGTGCCATAACAACAGTGTCAAGTTCTGGATAATCAAAACCCGTAGTCAATACCCCGACATTCGCCACTACTGGTATTTCCCCAGTTTTGAAATGTTGGAGAATCATTTCACGAGTTGTTTTTGGAGTATCACCGGATACAATAGCGCAACCAGGTATTGAATAGGTCAACCGCTCTGCTTCTTTCAAGAACCGAGTAAATACTAAAATGCCTTTTCTCTTACCACCTGCTTTGGGATTCATCAGTCTTTGGACGATATGAACGAGATAACCGTAGAAGTCTATCCGTTCATATTCTCGTTGAACTGATTTATCCGTATAGTCTGCACCGGTGGTATTTACTTTCAGGTTAAGTTCATTCCATCCTGAAGGATTCATCGGATAATAGTTTAGCTTCGCCAAGTAGCCCATATCTAATAGGGTTGATACCTGTACATGGTAAATGACCTCTGAAAAGACATGAGGTTTTGTCCGAGTGATAAATTTCAGCATAGAACCAAAGTCACGGCTGGAACTTAAACGATACGGTGTAGCTGTCAGTCCAAGAACCTTACACTTCACCGCATCGAAGAAATCCTTGTACATTCCCTCTTTAGGGTTAACAAGGTGACATTCGTCCACGATGATGTTCTTGAAGTGGGTGAACAGTTCAGGATGATTCTTCACACTGCCGATGGTGGCAAATGTTATCCGGCTTATCTCCTTTGAGTTAAAGGATGCTGAATAGATACTGCAATCAAGAATGCCGTATGAGCAGAGTTTTTTGAAGTTTTGCTCTAAAATTTCTTTTGAGGGCTGAAAAACCAATGTATGACCGTCAAGCCTTGCGGCTATATCCGCTATGATAAGGCTCTTTCCACTCCCCGTAGGCAGAACCATGATAGCATTCGTCTTCTTCGCCCTGTTATTGAAGAAAGAAACGGCAGCATCAGAGGCTTTCTGTTGGTAATCACGTAGTTTGTACATATCTATCTTCTGATTTAATGATAAAAGGGGAATCCTCACTAAGTTTGGAAAGAAATGTCCGGATTATATAAGCCTGTTTCTTACTTAATCCAACCGGAGAGAATGAACCATCATTATTCTTGACCATCATGACAAATGTTCCTGCTTCCAAATCATTCATAACCCTTTCTCCTTTCGTAACTTCTTATTAAGTGCTTTGTAATACTTGATTAGCTGTTCGTACTCAAAATCAGTCATTTTGGAAGTACCATCAGCTTTCACTTTCAGCAAGTCAAATTTCTGTTGCCCGATTTTGGCTATCAGATTCACCCGATAGCCTTCCAAATGATCGGCTTTGAACCTGTTGCAGTGCCGGCATTCGGCATGGCAATTATTCTCATCAAACCGTGTTGCCAAATGTGTACGACTGAAATAGTGCCCGCAGTCTGCTTGTGTAAACGGCTTTATCTGTCCGCAACTGATACAGCGAAAATATCCGTTCGGCATACAATCACGAAGCCGGATGAAAAGGGAAAACTCCTTGTCGAGTTTAGCTTTCAAATCCGGCTTTTTCTTTACTGTTACCCCTGCTTTATCAAACAGAGGTAAAGGCTTGTCTTTTTTCTTAGCTTTGGTTCGTTTAATGTAATACGGCATTGTTTATAATTTTAGTTTGTGGTGGCAGCAGGATTCGAACCTGCAATGCTTGGCAATCTTCTACATCTTCCGTGTAACACTGGATTGGTTCGTTTTACAATGATGCCCAGTTTTCATAACATCGTAACCAAGTCTACTAAGAGTTGTCAGCGTCTACCTATTTCGCCATACCACCATGTTCGCCCGCCAATCTTCACAGACAGGCAGGCAGGTTAACAAAGTTATACTTCGATGATTACGATGTCCGGTGCAATTTGTCTGATAGCATCCAACTGTTCATCAATGACTTTATTTTTGTATTCCTCGATGGCCTCATTCGCACCGGCAGACACAAGAGATAAAGAAACATCCCGACCGTCCACATCAGCGTAAATTTCGATTTCTATCTCTTCACAGGCAAAACCTTTGAAAAGAGGGATGTTTAGTTTGAAAGATTTTGGAAGGTTGGAATCAACCACCTGTGAGTAGTTATCCACCTTACTACCATTTTCCTCCTTACTGCGTTCGATGTCTTGGTTTACCTTTGCTTTGAAGTTTTTCAAAGTAGAAACAAGCATCATGTTTTGCGACTTGTCAGTAAAGAAAGCTCGGTGCATCTTCAAAAACTGCGATAATTTGATAGGTTCCCATTTCTTATCGGTATTAATGCCGAACTCTACCATCTCTTTGGACGGCTGAAGTACTCCGGTGATGACATCTTGGTAATAATTTGTTTCGTTAATCGTTAAAATCATCCCCATCTTGTCACGATTCACGATAATATTGGACGACTTTTGGTTGATTAAATCAATACGTTTCTCTAACCATCTGTAAGGCGCATCAATCGTCCCGTCTATCATAACCCTTTCCGGCTCTTTTATCTCCAGTTGTTCGGGGGCTGTTCCCTCTCTCAATACTACTTCAATAGGCGTACCATTATAATCTTTCGGTACAACCACGTTTAATTTGTTTTCGCTCATGATTCTGTTCCTGTTTTACGGTTAATATTAAAAATAGTTCTTTGCATTTCCTGCGGCATGATAGGACGGGAATAAACCAGCTCACCAAGTTTGTTGTAATACCCGGCCATCTTTTCTTCATGATAGAGAATTTTTACACACTCTTCATTTTCAACATATTCAGAGCCTTTCTTTATATTTTCAAGAAGTTCCTGTTTCCTTTCATTCAAAGGCTTTAACTCTGCCTTAAATGCTTCCATTGCTTCTTTTTTCTCTATCTCAATATCATTAATTTGAATTGAGGTTTCAGCAAGAGATTCTTTCTTTTGCGCTAATTCATCCGGTGTAAAGCGATGAGTATAGCCAATCTCTTCCACTGCATCGGCATTGTCCTGTAAGAACTGCCATCTATCCTTTTCGGGGATTTCTTGACCTAAAAATTTGTCCATAAAATAAAATGATTAAATAAATTCTTTGTTACGTTCAATTTCTTGCTGGGCATATACCAACATTTGATGTTCATTAGCAGCCGGTAGATAAATATCTGCCTGTGCCGTGCTCCAATTACGAAAACGCTCAATAGATAAAGTCATTTCCCCTGTTGTCAGTTCTGCCGAACTGCGTAAATAAGTTACTTCTTCACCTTTCTTGTTGATCGTTTTGCGTTCAAACAAATCACGGTTGCAAGTTCTCTTATAGAAGTCAATTTTGGCTTCGTCAAGGCTACAACCGTACTCACTACCGAAATATCCTAAAAGAAGATGTAAGTAGCTGTTTTGGGCAAGCGTGCGGTTAGGAAGTTTCTTTTTCACTTCCACCACCGCACGTTCACTAAACAGCTTGTTTACATACTCTTTGAACTTGGGTATTTGATATTCATTCTTCAAATCGAAAATCATACGCTAAAAAGGCAAATCATCCTTTGCATTACCATTCGCATCAACCGGAGGCGGAAAATCCTGCGGTTGATGATAAGTCGGCTGTGGTGGTTGTGTTGGTGCTGTTTGTGGGGATTGTGATACACCCCCACGCCCTTCTATTTTATAGCATCGAATAGACGCCATACGTTTAAGCTCTCCATCCTGATTCGTCCAAGAACGTCCCTGTAAGACAAATAATACAGTAACAACATCACCCCGATTAAAGCGGTCAAGTTCTGTACACTTGTCACCCGAAAACTCTAAGGGAATAATGTTTTCATACTCGCTACGCTCTCCCGTATAAGGATCATAAGTGGTAGCGTCTAAAATAAACTCCCGTTTCGTAAATGAGGAACCACCGTTTTTGGATGGGATTTGAACGGTTTGTCCGATTTCGATAATTCTTCCAGTTATTTGATTTGCCATTAATTTTCTCCTCCAAAAATCTTTTTATCGGTTATAAGTTCCCTGTTCTCTTCCAAGAACCGGATAAACTCCTCACAATGATTAGTAAGAATAGGAATATCACGTTCAGGATTGAAAACGTATGTTTCTGTATAGGTATCTACCACATAACCGCCTTTGTTGAACTCTACAATGTTGTACTCAAATGTCCGTACATCCGAACCGTTCTGCATCAAAGCGTAAGGATAAATCAAATGTTGATGGTGGTCTTTGAATTTCCCTACAGTGTAACTGCCGGTTGTTTTGATGTCGTGAACGCTGGTAGGCATCAGTTCGTCAATTACCCCATAAACCAAAACATTGCCGTATGCGGTCGGTAGGATTGCTTCTACTCTCTGCTGTGTTAATGCGCCTTTGAAATAGTCTGCAAATTCACAACAAAGAGAAATAGGGAAAGTAAATGTACGATTCTTGTAAATTACCGTGTAGCAAGTGTTTTCTGCATTCCTTTCTACATCCATATCATTAGGCTTTCTCTTTTCAATCAGAGCATCCACTAATTCATTAAAGGCTGTTCCCTTGTCTGCCGCTTCGCTATCGAATGGCTTGCGGTTAATCCGGTCTATCAGTTCTTGAAACTGTTGTTCGTGAAATTCTTCGGGAGTATGGGGCGGATTTTCTGACCACCCCCAATATTTATCCCAAATCACATCACTATTCAGATATTCCCCAAAGGCATCAAGAAGCGTTGCGTAAATACGATATTTAGGCTGCTGGTTCATATTTCTTTTCTGAATTAAGTTTCAGATTCAAAGACTTCGCTTTGTTGGCTACCAACTTTGCCGCCATTTGCTTTGAAGAACCAACGTGCTCAAAATTATCTATTTGCGCGATAAAATTATTGGCAGATTCCGCATCCGTAATAAGTTCGATCTGTTCTTTTATTTCTTCAATAACTTTATCATACTTTTCCTGTGCCGCTTTTTTGGCTGCAAGCATACCCAAATACGAATTGATTATCTTGGTAGTGATAAAGTCGTTTTTGGCAGTCGGATTGCCATTCTTGTCAAGGATGGTAGGAACCTCCATTACTGAAGGAAGATTGCAGGTATTCTTACCGTCATTTCTTGAAGTCGGGTCAAAAGTTATAGTGCGTCTTTGAACGCCTCTTTCACTTTTCATTTCAAGATAGCCGAGCAAATCCAGTTCGGTAACGATGGAGTTGTAGGATTTTTCACGTAAAGCAGGAATGAACACCGTATCATCACCCTCTTTCCGTGTGTCCCGATGGGCAACGAAAATGATGTGTTTATTCAAGCTTGAGAGCGTTCTTGTCATCCATGAAAACTCTGCATTAATACCGCTCCAATCCCTGATGGATGGTTGGCGGCTGCCACATTTATAAGTAATGATGAAATCCATCATCTTACCAATGGTATCAACTACGATTGTCTGATAAGCCGATAAATCTTCTTGCAAAACCTGTTGCACATCATTCCATGAAGTGACCTGTACGGTATCTATGTTTTCCAGATGCGCCATATTCATACGCTTGACTCCGTTGTCAAAGTCCAATAATAACGGTTTCGGTGCGCTCAATGCCACTGTTGATTTTCCCATACCAGCTTGACCGTAAATCATCATCTTTACTGTGGTAGGGATTACTAATTCATTACTTTTTTTGATAAGACTCATAATCGTAAAATTTAAAGGGTTAATTATATTCTTTGCTCTTTAGAATCAACGGCATAAAGAAGCACATCACAGGCATTGATAGCGTATGGAGACATTTTTGTGGTTCCGGTCTTTTCTGCCCGTATTTTCTTCTCCGCTATCAGCTTTTCAAGTCTATAGCGACCGCCTACAAACTCTTTTGCCTGCTCTTTATTGAGAGAAACTCTGCTACCTATTCGATAGAGAGTATTTAGTTTTGCTTCTGCATTCATTCTGGCCTCCTTATTCTTTCAATTCGTTCAACCTTTGCTTCTCTTCCTCTTCTCATCTCGCTTTGTTCGTGGTAAAGCGATAGTGAGAATACACATAATAGAAAACAGGAAACAGAAGCCCTAACTATTGGTGATAAGTCTAAGGTGAACTTAACACGATTAAGTCTTTCCATCATTTTAATGGATAACTCACTTCTGTTTCTTACCTGTAGCTTTTCATATATGCTCTGCATGTGATTTCTAATAGTGGCAGAGGAACGAAAAAGAAGATTAGCGACCTCCTTTACCTCTAACCCGCCACCATACAATTGAGCAATTTCATTTTCTCTATCAGATAGCTCTGTAAATACTCTATCCATAATCGTGTAAGTTTAGATACTATTTCTGCATATTATTTATAATATACATTGATCCGGTGTACTTGTTTTTAGAGATTGTGTATGCCGGCTTGCCGCCTGGAACAACAACACCTTTATCTCTCAATTCTTTGCTAATTACATGGGCTTGTTGTCTGTAGCCTGTAACATCAACTTCTGATAGCGGGATAATCTTCTGTTTGCCCGGTTTTACTTTTAAAATCGTTTCTCTGATTGTTGCCATAAGATTAAAAATTAAATTAATGATTGGCGGGTGATAGAGGAATCGAACCCCTCTCAATTGTGATAATTGGCTGCGCAGCACAAAGCTCTAACCGATAAGCTAACCACCCATATAAGAAAGGTGCACTATCTTCACAGACGGCACGCCTAGTACAAACACAAAATAAAACACGACAAAAACTACTATATTTTTCAGAATCCGCCCGGCTGGTTTCCCTTACTCACAGTACTGGTTTATTGCAGGAACCTTATGCCGGATTGTCGGTCTACCTTTTTGCGGATTTCTGTTTGGATTTTAGGTGTTTCAATTCTTCAATTATCCTTTCAAGGCGATTGTATTCTTCTCTCCCGGCATCGTAATCAAGTACGATACAGTCACGGCAAAACTCTAACCGCTTAATTTGCAGTTCTAATGCTTCATTCATATCTATCTTATTTAACGGTTATTATTCTTAAACGTTTTACAAGAGTATTTCCTAGGTGATAAGAATCACCAAAAAGAGTAATGCCCATAAAGGAGTTGTGTCGGATATTCACATTGTCAACTGTTCTTATCAGTCCGTCTGTATGTAAAATAGTGTCTCCGGCTTGAATTGTACTTATATGCACCTCTTCTACCTCATAGTTCATTTTATCTAATTTATATTGAAGATTATTTTTTATCTGCCAAGATCTCGAAACATTTCTTAGGAAGATTCTTTTTGAATTTCTCCCATGCGAGGCGTTTTGCTTCTGTCTCTGAACAGGCTTTTACTTCGTAGTCTATCGACCAACGCATATCTACATTGACCAAATATTCT